TGGTCTAGTAGATTATGTCTATGAATTTGCAGAACGTAATGGCCACACGGTCGAATTCGATTCCGTAACACCCCTCCACACAAGAGAAGAAATAGACACATTTATTGGGAATTTAAACCCTCATGCTCAGGGCGAAAAGATTGACCCATATGAATATCAAAAAGACGCAATTCATTACGCAATTAACGACTCGCGGGCACTTCTACTATCTCCCACATCTTCAGGTAAGTCATTAATGATTTATGGTCTTGTTCGTTGGTACCTAGAACAGCAAGATAGAAAAATTCTAATCATTGTACCAACAACAAGTCTTGTTGAGCAGATGTATAAGGATTTTGAAGATTATGCAGAAGTGGAATATCCAAAATTCAGCGAAGACAATTGTCACCGCATCTATTCAGGTAAAGATAAAAAAACTGATAAAAGGGTTGTAATAACCACTTGGCAGAGTATATATAAATTACAAAAGAATTATTTTGCTGATTTTGGTTGTGTAATAGGTGACGAAGCACATGGGTTTAAATCAAAGTCATTAACTTCAATCATGAGCAAGACAGTTGATTGCCCATATAAATTTGGGTTCACTGGTACGCTTGATGGCACGGTAACTCACAAACTTGTACTTGAGGGTTTGTTTGGTCCAGTGCATAAAGTAATCACAACTAAAGAGTTGATGGATTCTGACACTATTGCAAGACTACACATTGAAGCACTAATTTTTCAGTACAGTGAAGCAGAGCGTAAAGCGGCGAAGAAATTCATATATAAAGAAGAGATAGATTTTATTCTTGCGCATGAAGGAAGAAATAAATTCATTGTCCAACTGGCATCATTAAGAAAAAATAATACATTAATTTTATTCAATTTAATTAAACATGGGGAGAAGTTGCTTGAAGAAATCAAAAAAGCAAATCCCGGACGCCCAGTGTTCTTTGTGTCTGGAAAAGTTAAAACAGAAGAAAGAGAAGAAATCCGAAGAATTACAGAAGAATCCACTAACGCAATCATAATAGCATCATATGGCACATATTCAACTGGCATTAACATTAGAAACTTACATAACATCATATTTGCACACCCATCGAAGTCCAGAATCCGTAATCTACAGTCTGTGGGTAGAGGTTTGCGGAAAGCAGTAGACAAAGATAAATGTACACTATTCGACCTCTCAGATGATTTGAGTTGGAAGAAGCACAAGAATTTTTCATTGAAGCATTTCGTTGAAAGAATAAAAATTTACAACTCAGAGAAATTTGATTATAAACTTAATAATATAAATTTATGAAATATGAAATAATTGATGATTTTTTAGACCCAGATTACTATAATCTAGTAGCAAATGCAATTTTAAAACCAGAAGGTATAGCATGGGATTATGTCGAAAATATATCAGGGAAACAATATACTAATCCACAAATAAGTCATCAAGGGTTTAGTTGTACAATATACCAAGATAAACAGCAACCATCTCATTTCTATGAGAGGATGATACCTATGATAGAGCAAATACGACACATTCTTGGAAATAAGTATTGCTATAGAATGCGGGCAGACATGACTCTCCAAACAGGAGAAAGACGAGTATTTGACCACCATATTGATATGCCCGGTACCAAACACAACTCTGCCATATTCTATTTAAATGACAGTGATGGAGATACTATACTGTATAATGAAGAATGTCCAGTAAGGAATAAATATCGCCCAGAAATAGAAGATTTGACTGAATACAAAAGAATCGCGCCAAAAGCAAATAGATTGCTATTATTTGAAGGAAACTATTGGCACACAGGAGAGTCCCCAGTGGACTCAGCAAGAAGAGTAATTTTTAATATGAACTTTGGAGATGTAGAAATATGAACAATGAAGAAAAAGAACTAAACATTAGCGTAGTACACTTGAAGCACACAGGCACAGAACTTATTTGTGACCTCTTAGAATTCAATGAAGAGAATAAAGCAGTAACAATTAGACATCCGATGATTCTCAGACAAGTAGGAGCATCCCCTGAGGGTCAAGCACAGATGGGACTTATTCCCTTTTTGATTTCTTGTGCAGATGATGTGATCCATTTATCATTAGGTGACATTTTATTTATTGCTGAATGCCAAGAAGAAATTGCTGGACAATACAAGCAAGTCATCAACCCTTCACTGATTGCTGTGCCAGATTCAAAAATAATTATATAAAACACTTGACAAACGGAACTCTTTAGTGTATAATACTATCTAATAACTGACATAAATAACTTTCTGCCTGAAACGAGAAACTCAGGATAGTAGCGATTCATCGTGAAGTGAGCAGACTATATTATCTTAAAAGTAATTAGATTGAGGTCTGTAGATTGATTCCCCGTCAGTGGGATAAATATCTGAAATAATCGTATCAGGACTCTCACCATATAGTGGTATCATATAGTCCAGTAGAGAAGAATGAATTAACATTCTGTGGTAAATAGGAACCGTAACCTATCTCTATAGCATAACTACATCTAAAATAAAGTGAATAAATCATAATAATAATTCAATGAGCAAAGCGAATTGAATGTTCGAGCGAAGCGAGAACAATGTGTAATTAGATGTTATCCTAAAGTTTAACTTTGTTAATACATAACTTGATGTATACATTGTTCTCACTTCGTTCGAACATGTTTCTTTCACTACGTTCAAGAAACATAATCCAGAATGATTAAACATCTTGATGTTTGATATACTTACGTCTAAAATAAAGTAAGAAAAAGACTTGACAAATAGGACGTTTTAGTGTATAATGTACATAGTACAAATGAAAAATTATAAAGGAAATAATTATGAGTGAAGAGACAGATTCTCCTTCTGAAGAGGAAGAAGAGAAAAAAGATACCTCAAACCATTATATCAATAATAAAGAATTCTTAGCGGCATTAATTGAGTATCAAAAAAACATTAGTGAAGCAGAAGAAGCAGGACAAAACAAACCTCATGTAACTGATTACATAGCAAGGTGTTTTCTCCAGATTGCACAAAGATTATCTTATAGACCTAATTTTATTAATTACACATATAAAGATGATATGATTTCTGATGGTTTAGAAAATTGTCTAGCATACATGCACAACTTTAATCCAGAAAAATCAAACAATCCTTTTGCTTATTTTACACAGATAATTTATTATGCCTTCTTGAGAAGAATCCAGAAAGAAAAGAAGCACATGTACACTAAGTACAAATACTTTGATTCTCGTGGCGGTTTCGAAACAATGCAAGGTCTTCAAGAACATGATAAAGAGAGTTTTGATTTTCTTACACAAGCAGGTGGTGGGGATGAGTTCCATCTTCATATAAAAGAATTCATTCAAGACATGGAAGTAAAAGAAGCAGAGAAGAAACAGAAAAGACTTGAGAAACAGCAACAGAAGACTGGGTTAGAATTGTTTATGGGAGAAGAAAAGAATGAAAGTTGCGTTACTGACTGATACACACTTTGGAGTAAGAAATGATAATCAAACATTCATGGATTATCAATTCAAATTTTATGAAGAAGAGTTTTTTCCGTATTTAAAAGAGCACGGTATCAAAACGATTCTCCATTGTGGTGACTTGATGGATAGACGTAAATATGTAAACTATAATACATTAGACATGATGAAAAAGAAATTCATCAGACCTATGATAGATATGGGCATCACAATGTACACTATTGTTGGTAACCATGATACATATTATAAAAATACTACAGAGGTTAATTCCGTAGAGCAGTTATTTGATTCTATGAGTGAGATTAATCCTATCGTAGCAATTAAAAAACCACAATCATTAAGTCTTTATGATTATAATGGTAAAGGTGCCCAAGCAACTGTTGACATGATACCTTGGATCAATCAAGACAATGAAGTTGAAATCATGGACTTCATAAGTAAGACGAAGAATTCAATATGTTTTGGACACTTCGACCTTGCTGGTTTTGAAATGAGTAAGGGCGTCAAGTCAATGTATCATAGCAGAAGCACAGACTTCCTAGACGGATATAATAAAGTTTTCTCAGGTCATTTTCACACAAAAAGTGATAATGGTCACATTTATTATTTAGGAAATCCTTATGAACTTACATGGTCCGATTACAGCGACAATAGAGGATTTCACACATATGATACCGATACAACAGAAATTAAGCAGATTGTAAATCCACATGAAATGCATATCAAACTATATTACGATGATATAGAAGATAAAGATGGATTCAAAACCGAGTTTGCTAAGTACGATTTTTCCGCGAAGATAGTTAAGTTAATTGTGGTAGGAAAACAAGATTTTGAATACTTCAATACCATAGTTGAAATTCTTGACCGAGACACTGAAACGCTATCAATAATCGAGGATTACGGACTCATTTCTAATGAGCAGATGAACATCAATACGGAGGATACTATAACTACATTACATAAGTATGTTGACGAAATGGGAATTGATAATGAAGTAGCAGTAAAGAAAATTCTCAATGAAGTCTATACCGAAGCACTTTCACTTTAGAGGAACGAATAATGAAATTGAATAATGAAGAAATCGAACATCTTGTACATGACCAAACCGCGGATGATCCAGTAGAAGTAACTACTATTACGGAATTCCATGATGAACAAGACCATCTGGACTACCTCTCTGATGTAAATTTGATGGACGGCACGGAATCTGTAACGGAAACCTTAAAGCATCAAGGTGTATAAAATTCTTCTTGACATTTGAGCAATAACCCTGTATAATGGTAGATTATGATAAAATTTGAAAAAGTACGATATAAAAACTTCCTGAGTACAGGTAATCAGTTTACTGAGATTGATTTAAATGATACGAAAACTACGTTAGTGATTGGCACTAACGGTGCTGGCAAATCCACATTTATGGATGCGATTTCATTTGGTCTTTTTGGAAAACCTTTCAGAAAGATAAAAATAGGACAACTCGTAAACAGTCTGAATAAAAAGAACTGTGCGGTTGAAGTGGAATTTGAATCCAGTGGAAAGGAATATCTTATTAAGCGTTCTCTTGCGCCCAATAAGTTTGAGATTTGGATTGACGGTAAATTAAAAGACCAAGATGCGGCAAACAAAGACCAACAGGAATTTCTTGAACGATTTGTTTTGAAGATGAACGAAAAATCTTTTAGACAAATCGTTATTTTGGGTTCTGGTTCTTTTGTTCCGTTCATGAGACTACCTGCTGGTGATAGACGGTCTATCATTGAAGAACTACTTGATATTCAGATTTTCAGTACAATGAATGACTTGATGAAGACCCGAACTGTTTCTGCAAAATCTGAACTTAATAACTTGAAGCATGAGGTTATGAAGTTAGAGGACCGAGTGGAGATTCAGCAGAAGCACTTGAAGTCTATTCAAGCAAGTGCCCATGATGAAATTGAAATAGCAAAGGGAGAAATCTCAAAGAGTCATGGCGCAATAAAAATACTCCAAGAGGAAATAGAAATTCTTCAAGACACTGTTGCTGACCACAGCACTTTCAGCAAGAAAAAACAAACTCTTGATGGTTATAAAACTGTATTTAACACTAAACATAAAACTCTTAAAAATCAACTACATGCGATAAACACGCTCTCAGAGTGTCCTACCTGCGCTCAGGACATCAAAGAGGAATATAGAGACAGAGTAAGCAGTGAATTATTATCGTCTTGTAAGGAGCACGAGACTGCGTTAAATCAAGTATGCAGTCAATTAGACCTTGTTGGAAGCAGATTGAATGAAATCACTTCTACGTTAGGAACAATCACAACAAAGCAAAATTCTATAGCAAATCATAATCATTATCTTGATAGATTGCATGATGAAATGGACAC